ATTTATCTTTGTAAATTTAGCTTTTTGACTTTGGTTACTATATGAAAAGCCACCTTCTGTGACATTAGAAATATTAAAGGTATAAACAGGGTCAGATGGTCTATCTTGTGAAATCGTAATACTGCCGGCTTCATAAAAAGCTTGTACTCGCATTACAGAACAAAGATCCTGTATAAGTTCAAATGCTTCCTTCTGATTATTGATATTTACATTGCAACTAAATCTAGCTTCGGTTGTTCCTGTTCCAGATCCGTCATCAATAAGAGTTGAGTTGTATTCAGAAGCAGAATAAAAGGCAAACTTGTCTATTGCTGTTTCTGGAATTGATGCACCATAACGTGTATTTGTAAGAATGTCATATAAAACCCAAGCTGGATCGTTTGTCCATTCCTTATCTGTTTTTAACGTGCCATTAAAAGTACCACTGAAAGATAAACTACCATCAGATCTGACAGTTGAGTTGTGAGGAATTTTTACTTTAATTCCACTTATTCTGTAAGTTCTTGTCGGTATCGATCTAAAAGATTCAGCATTGAAACGTAATCCAACGTGTGCAATATCAACATAAGCTCTTTGTTCTGCTGTAATTTCGGTGAAAGACGACCAGCTAAATTTATTCTGTAAATTAGTATCAGTAGAATCATTTGTAACTCTAGTGACAGTAGCAGTTATTGGATAGTTCAGATTTGATAGACCTTTAATAATATAATCTCTAAAATACTGTGTATTTGTCTTACCAATTACAGCACCTTTTGTTCCATTTATGACTCTATGTTCTGTACCATTATTCTCTGTAATTTTTATAGATAAATTGACCTGTGTGCCATTTGTAGATCCATCATCTGTATTAAATTTTTGTAATGAAGGGAAGACAATAGTAATTCTTAATTTATCTATTTGACTTGATATTGACCTTGATACTGGTGTTGCTTTTGTAACTTCTACACCTACAGCAGTTTCAGATTCTATTTCATTAATCGTATCTAATGCAGTTTGATTAGACGTACCAAATCTAGATTCAAAACTAATATCTTCTCTTGTAAAATTAAAATCACCCTCAGTTAAATTATTAATATCTGCTGTTCTTTTTAATACCTGCGTTCCATCAAGAAAAACATCTTTTAATGCTGCGATATTATATTTATCAGTACCTTGTGTAAGACCAGCTTGTAAAGGAGAATGAAAACCAGCAATTTCTCCTTCTGATAATACATCTATAAGATCATTTGATTGTTTACTAGATAATATTGAATCTGTTGTAGTGAAGATACCATCAACATTACCTGCAACTCTATTTTCAGTATTTTGCTTTGTGAAAGTAGCATTACCTGATGTTGAAACAGAAGTACTGCTTGCAACCTTAAATTCTGTTGAAGAAGTGACAGAAGTTACAGTCACGTTTTCTGTTGTGCCAGAACCAGAGGTGACATTTAGGTCAACGACATCACCAACAGCTAATGTTTCTGTACCGCTATGAGTGACAGTAACAGTATTTCCTGATTGAGAATAATTTCCAGCTAAGGGAACATCTTCTTTATAAAAACTGACTACTTCTGATGTAACAGTCTCAGAATTTGGTCTTGTAACGGTAAAAGATGAGTCTGAAATAACTGAAGCAACTGCTAAGTCTTCTCTGACTTCATTACCAGCCCCTACATTGAAAATTAAATTTAGTATGTCTCCAACAGCTATTGGTTGATCGCCAGCTTGTACTATTGTTGCAGTTGTTCCTGACTGACTATAAGCACCTGTCTCAACAATAACTCCATTTATTTCGACTAATTTTCCAGCAGCGTCAAAAACTATTTTGTTCCCAAGTCCGTCACCACCAAATTCTTTTAAATATCCATCAAGGTGTTGATCTGAAATCTCACCAAAATAGTGAGCTTGGAAAACATCACCAGATTCTAAACCAAATGGATCTTCTGACATTATACAGAAACCTCAATCTGGTCTGTATCAATTCCATTTGATACGTTTATACTTCCAACAAAAATATCACCATAAACAAGAGGTAAAGCTACCCCTGCTCTTGATACGTTAGAAACCCCACTAAAGGCAAAGTTAACAGTGGCATCTTCTGGTTCTAAAGAAGACATCGACTTTGGTTTTGGTGTTAGATAGTTAGTTATATCTTGAAGTATCAAGCCTGTACCTAAAGTTACAGCAATCGAACCTAATTGAAATGGTACACTTGCAAGAAATGTCTTACCTGCACCGATTAAAGCAGCACCTAATAAAGCAAAAATAAAAGCACCTTCGACTACAGGTATAATTTTAATTTCATCTTTTATTGGATTTAATAAATCATCTTCTGTCGCATCATATCCACCAATATCCACTCGATAATATTTATCCATCATGTATGTTTCTAACTTTGGGTGATTACAACGTAAGAAACGCATCACCTCAACAGTATTTCTTACTTCAGCCTTTTGCTCTTTCCACCCTACAAAGTCTGCCAGATCTCCATATAGTTTTACTGTTTTAAGCATGGATCACTCTGTAATGTTTTTATTGTATCTGCTGGCTTAAATTTAAACCATCTTTTTGTCTTTAGTCCAATAATATACCAAGTTCTATTGGATCGTTTACAACTTATAACATCTGCCTCACTAGGATGCTCCGTACCAATCGGATGTGAATGTATTACAGCATAAACTCTTCCATATTTATCCTCCGTATCAGCCCAATCCAAAGGATCTAACAAAAACTGTAGATCATTATGTAAAGCTAAATTTTTACAAGGAATATATTTATCTTTATTTTCATAATTAACAAGAAGTCCACATGATTCTCTGGGTGCTTCCTGTTCTGCATGAACAAAAGCATCTTCTTGCCAGGTCATTGATTAAGAAACGTACCAACACCAGGAAATAAATCTCTTGTAACTACTCTTTTAGGTAATTGTAAATTAATTAAATCAAGTTCAGATGCAAGCTCAAACTGTACAACTTCTCTATTTTCAACTACTTTTCTATCTATAAAATATATTTCTTGTGGTAATTCTTGTGTTGTATCAGGTGTTCCAAATGGATTTGTACCGCCAGTAAAGTTTGCAGCATCTAAATATCTAGCAAGTGTTCTTATCCTTGTAAATTTTGCACCATTTAGATCATTATTAGCAGTAACAGCATTAACAGTGGCAAACAAAGCAGTGATAGTTCCTAAAATATTACTGATAGTAAAAGTAGGACGAGGAATAGATCTTGACGAACCATCAAACTCAAAACCTTCTGCCTGACATGGAAACTTCTGATATGTATTACCTTGCCATATAACATCACCATTATTTAAATCATTAGAACCAGCATGAAATCTTTGGACGGCAGTAGATCCATGTAATGTGCTATCTAGGGTCAAGGTAAAAAGTTCTATTATTGAACTAGGATTAATCTTCTGTAGTTCTGATACTGGTATTGGCATTAGGGTTCAAATACTTCTCTAAATGTTACCTGTACTCTTGCACGATTTAAATAAGGTATTGATTTGTTCCAAGCATCACATACAAATTGAGAAGAACTAGATTCTCCTGGTGGAGTAAATGTAAAGCTGGCACTATCTACTGCTCTTGCATCTAAAAAAGTTTCTATAGTATCTGAATCTGTTTCTGACACTTCAAAAGTTAAATTAAATATTTTAGGGTTTTGATTTAGTGAAAACAACAATCTATGCTCATAGCCATCACCTAACTTAACAATTTTTGTATTAGGTTTTGATTTTTTCTGAACTCCGTATGTTGGAGTGATTGATGGAAAGGTAGCCATTATGCAAGTAAACCTCCAGGACGTTTTTGTTTTATTAATTCAGATTGTATAGCAGTAGCTATAGCAGAGCCAAACTGATTAGCTTGTTCTTCATCACCTTCAACAGAAGAACCAGAAGCATCTACATTTACTACAATATTTGTTGACCCACCAAGAGATTCGTTTGGAGTAACTGTACCTGTAACTCCTGGAGTAAACATCTCAGGGCCACGTTCTCCGACAATATATGATCTA